GTGTACACCTAAATTAGTAACCCCGTTAGGGTTAACTACACGACACATGCCCTGCGTAACTTTCCAATATTCGCTACGAAATTTGTGACGTTGCATACTTAAACTAGCACCAGGATTAACTACAAGTTCTTTGACCTTAGTACCAGGCAATTCATAAAGTATACGATAGTAGCCCCAAGGACGCTCAGTCTTAGGTTCTTTCCATTCTTGTAATATCCAGCTTGAGCTGTTGGCTTTGTTGTCTCCGCCTACTCCAAACACAAACTCTACGCCAGCAACATCCATCTCGGGAATGTTATCGGGTGTGCGATCCCCGCCGTTGGCAAATATTATGGTAGCATAAGGAAATTGACGTTTTATTATTGCTAATAAATCACGTGCCGATCCATCAAAGTCGTTAAAGTGTTCAACTCTAGCAACTGATTTCATGTTGGCTACAATAGCGGCACGTTCTTGCCAGGGCATAAACGCACGACCTTTTTTACGCTCTAACCATGCATCGCTGTTGATACCAACGATCAACATATCACCTAGTTCAGCGGCCGCATTGAGATAAGCAACATGTCCGCTGTGTATGGGATCAAACCCGCCGGTGACTACGACTATTTTCATTAGTTAGTAATTAGGTAATTGTCTCTATCAAGCCAGCGCACAACTACATCTTCTAAACGAGCATAGCCATATTTTCTTACGCTGTTGATGATACTGTCGTTAACTAGATTACGATCTGCAAGATCTTGCCAATTGGCATGACCAGGAATAGTTGGAACTTTGCTAGAGTATACTGCCGCATACAACCAAGGAGTATTAGCCTTACGATAAAAGTATGCGTCGTTACAATCAAATCCGCTTAATGCTAGTAGATAAATTAAACTTAATAAATTGTAATTGTAGTACTGATAGTTCTGACTTGTAATTGTTAATCTATTATTGTACATGTAGGTTGTTTGTGGAACGGCTAACACCAACATGCCATCGTCACTGATATTAGCTCGCCAGTTCTTTAATGTTTCTAAAGGATTTTTACTGTACTGAAATACATCATGTGCCCAAATTAAGTCAGCCTTGGTTGGTAGTGCAACTGTTTCAAAATCGGCTTCAACTGGTATAATGTTTGGACAGTCGGCTTTGATTTGATTTTCAAGATGATATATTTGATGGTCAACTGCATATACTGTATAGTTACGAGGCTCAGGAGGATCATCTCTTGTGTATAGTGTAGCCCACCATTCGCTATCATAACCTGCTCCGCAACCCATGTCGGCAATAGTAGTTAAACTATCTAAAAAGCTATCATAGCCGTAGATTAAATTTAGTATTTCTAAACTGTGTTCGTGACTTTCGTATGCGTTCTTAAACGGTGCCATTTTGTAGTATCTCTATAATTAGTTTCTTTTTAAGTTCGGCTAACCTAGGTTCAAGTTGATAACATGCTTCTGCGATTTCGTTATCTGTGCCCCAACCTCGTTGATTGTTAAGGTGTACTGCCCATTTACTTACTGCGTCTTTTTCTAACTGTATGTTGATAGCATCGTTTTTTGGTTTTGCTTTAACACACAAATTAAATTCTTCTAATAGTTCGTCAGCCTTGGCTTTCCAGTCTATCATGATACTGTAATGTCCTCCATGCCTGCTGTACGCAAGCGGACTACGTGGCCTAGCATAAAGTTCTTAGACTCAATGCCTTTCATTACTCCTAGCCACTTGTTACGGAGTAATGCCACTTCGTTAATGATAGTTTCCATATCAATAACTTCATCTTCTGCTTCGGCATACTTTTCTGCATCACGACTAGTTAATGCACGATTGTAGCCTTCTAGATATTTCTTATAATGCTTCTGTCTAATTTTACGTAGTTGTATATTAAGAAATTCTAATACTGCTTCAATTTCTTGTAGCTGATTAAATCTGTGTTCTGTTAATCCTGGCAAGTCACTTAACGCTGATTCAACTTTGCCACGAATTTTAATTTCGTTCTTAGCCGCAATAAGTTCACCCTCATAGTAAGTAATGAAGTCAGGTAACGCTGTAAGACTAGAAACTATTTTATTATAGAACATAAGTGTGCATTATTATCGCTTGTTTAGATTTAATACCATTTGTTGTAAAGTCATCGCTGGCATGAAGTAAACGTTCATCCCAACATATCAAACTACCACGTTGCCATTCAAATACATTTTGTACAGTCAAACATTCTAAATCTTCATCTTGTAAATGAGTTAGATACTGTTGCTTATATTGTACAGCATTATTTGGTTGAGGTCTACGATTCTTAATCCATTCAAAAGTACGCCAGGTACTATGGTGTACATTTTCTTGTTCAATATCTTCTAGTTTGTTGTCGACGTAAGTGTCAGGCTGATCAAAAACGACAGTATGTACACGTTTAGTTGACTCTGGATCGTTTTCTACACTTAATGGAACTAGCATAGCCAAATAGGGAGTTCCAGTATTACGATAGCTGTGGTAGTAATCCGAATGTAGTGTTAGTGGTTGAAACTCATCTAAGTACGTAGCACTAAGCAATTGAATGTGATCGCCTAATGCGTCCTGTATTTGACTGAAAAAAGTTTTCATAAACCAAGGATACATTTTATGTCGTTCGTGTATGCCCTGATATCCTGTTTCTTTTTGATGCCATAACTTTTCACCCGTAATAGGCATATTGGAAAGGTATTTGACTACCTTTCCAAGTTGCTCATCGGTAAAAAAATTATCTAACTTACGTGAACTAAGATCACCAATCAATATCTTCGTCATTTTCATCGTCATCTGGTTCTTCTTCAACCAAATACTCTTTTAATGCACGTTTAAGTGTGTTGTCAGTGCCACCAAACTCTTTAAGTTCTTGGTCGCCTAACATATCAACCATTACACTCATTAAGTTGTCAGCGGCTTCCTGACGATCTTTTTGTGGGATATATTGTTTTAAGATTGTATATACTTCACTTAAAACTTCTACATCTATACTCATTCTGCTGGTTCCTCTTCAATTACTTCAGCAGTAACCTTGTGTGGGTTAGCGATAAAGTCTGTCATGACTTGATCCAATGATCCATTATCGTTGCGTTCCCATGCTTTACGGAATTGCTTGATAACTGTACCATCTGCTAGAGTGTATTTAAGACTATTGCCATCCTTGGCTAATAAACCTTTGCCTTCGAATAAGTCAACTAAACCTGAGTACGGATTCATACCTGTTTCGTATGGGATCTTGACTTGGACTGATTCAAATGGTTTAGCATAGCGTGTTTTCATAATCTTACAAGCGGCGCGAATACCCTTAACATCGCTAATCTTGTTACCATCTTCGTCTTCTTTTAACTTCAACTTACGCATAGCAACTACAATACTGCTAGCATAGATAAAGCCCTGACCACCGGAGATTTTATCATCTGGATCAAACATATCTTGTGATGCGTATGTATGATTTGTAGCGACCAACCCGATGTTTAAGGCGCCGAACATGTTTACGCAGTTACGAACCAATGCGGTCAATGCTTTAGGCTTACGGCCCATATCACCTTTAAGATCGCCTGCTTCGAACTGATTTACATCAGTTGGTGTTAACAGCATACCCAAGCTATCAAGAACAATCAATACTTTAGGACGTTGTTCTTCTGGTAGCTCTTTGTAACTCTTTACAAACTCTGTAATCATTTTAGCTACATCATCAATCATAGCCATGTTTAACTTAAGAAGTTTGTCTTCGCCTGTGTCTACACCAAGTGCGTGTAACCAAGCTTCGTCAAGTGCGTTTTCTGTATCAATTAAGATAACATAAATGCCTTGCTCTTGTGCGTTCTTAACAATGTTGCCAGAACAAATAAAACTTTTACCTGCACCCGACTCACCTGCAAATACAGTAACTTTGCCCATTGGGATTCCTTTGTGGAAATCACCAGAGATCAAATAGTTAAGTGCGTAATTGTTTGTTGAGATCCAATCAGTAGGATCTGTAAAGCCGACGCTAATACCGTCAATGCTTTTTGTAATACTTTTTCTAAATTTACTTACATCAAATGGTTTTGTAACTGCCATAATAGAATTCCTTAATAGTAGAGGTGGCTAGGGACCGTCTCCCTAGCCTGCACAAGCATTACTGTTTTTGACGGTTACGAATCATAGCCAAAATGTCTTCGGCTTTTTTGTTTGAACCCCCAGCTGGTGCTACAGGTGCTGTAGGTGCTGGAGCTTCATCTTCCTCTGCTGTAGGAGCGGGTGCTGGTTTAGCTACTGGTGCTGGAGCCGGAGTATCTTCATCATCTGAAGCACTTGCCGCTGGAGCCGCATTATCAGTTTTCAAACCATATGGCTTGTAGTACGCACCCCATTTGTCTGCATCGTATGGTTGACCATCTACTGATGCTTCAAACATTTCCTTAAGAACCTTAAGCTCTACTTCGCTTGGCTTCTTAGGTAAAAAGTCTGACAAGTTAAACAAACCGAACTGATCAATAGCCGCTTGTTCTTCGCCAGTCAATGCTGACTCTTTGCGTGACCATTTACTTGTTGAGTAGTCTGCATAACCACCTTTTGAAGTCTTAACAATTTGGAAGTCCAAACCACGTTGATAGTCTGTTGGCAATTCTTCCATTTCTGGATCCATCAAAGCCGCTTTGATGATATTAAAGATTTGTGGACTAATTGTAAAAC